GGCGAGGTGGACACCCACACCGGCTATCAGATGGCGGTGCCGTGATGGCCATCACGATCCCCCCCTGGGAAAAGGCCCTGCGCCCCGCCACGATCCGCGCCGTCGCGATCGAGGTCGAGCAGCGCGACGAGACCGGCGGGCGCAATGTCGCGACGCATGAATACATCGACAGCGACGACATCTACACCGAGGATCTGAGCCGCAAGAAGGATGGCTGGTCGGTCGATGCCTATCTGTGGGGCGACGATTATCTCGACCGGCTGGAGACCCTGCGCACCGCGCTGCGCAAGGGTGGCGCCTGCGAGTATGTCGATCCCTGGCGCGGCCGCCAGATGGTCCACGTCGCTGGCTGGTCGATCCGCGAGACCCGCAAGGACGGCGGCTGGGCGGCCATCCGCCTCGACCTGGTCGAGGCCGGCACCAAGGACCTGCCGACCGTCACCCGCGACACCCGCGTCGCGGTGAGCGAGGCGGCCACCGCCGCCCAGGCGGTCGAGCCCGCCGCCCTTGGCCGTGCCTTTGACATCAGCGGCCCGAGCCTGTTGGTCGAGGATGCGGCGGCGCTGCTCAGCGATGCACAGACCCAGATGGACGAGCTGGCGGCGCCGCTGGCGTCAGTCGGGCGGACTCTGGCGTCGTATCAACGCCAGGCCGCAGCCCTGAAGGGCCGGATCCAGTCGCTGATCGCGACACCGGCCGGGCTGGCCAGCCGCTGGCAGGGATTGCTGGGCTCGTATCTCGGCCTCACCGGCTGGGATGGGTTTGGGGCTTACGCGCGCTGGCTGGGTGGCAGCAGCGCCAGCACGACCACCAGCTCGACCGCCGTTCAGGCCGCCAGCGGCGGGGCTGCGGCGCTGGCGTTGTCCTCGACCACCGACAGCTGGGGGGCGGTGGCGCCGACCACCACGACGCGGGCGCGGCAGGCGGCCAACCGATCCGGACTGTCCGCCATGATCCGCCGCACCGCGCTGGTCGAGGCGGCGCGGGCCAGCGCGGCGATGGAGTGGGACACCGTCGATGCGGCTGTCACCACCCGCACCACCCTGACCCAGGCACTGACCGCCGAGATCCGCGCCACCACCGACGACGAGGTCAAGGCGGTGCTGCGCCCGTTGATGGCGGCGGTGGTGCGCGACATCACCACGCGGGCCGCCGACCTGACCCGTCTGGTGGCGATCACCCCGGCCGACACCCAGCCGGCCCTGGTCCTGGCCCACACCCTGTGGGGCGACCCGGCGCGCGCCGCCGAGATCCTGACCCGCAACCCCATCATCCGTGATCCCCTGGCGGTGCCGGGCGGCCGCGCCATCAGCGTGGTGGCGAGATGAGCGACCAGGCCGTCACCCTGCAGATCGGCGCCAACATCCATCACGGCTGGACCGGGGTGCAGGTACGGATGAGCCTGCAGCGCCTGTCCGGGTCGTTCGAGGTCCAGGCGACCGACACCTGGACCGAGGATGGCCGGACGGTCAGTTGGCCCATCCGCGCGCTCGACCCCGTCACCCTGGCGATCGGCGGCGTGACGGCGATCACCGGCCGCGTGGACGAGGTGGCGCCCACCTACCGCGCCGGCGAGGTCGGGCTGCGGATTTCGGGGCGCGACGCCACGGCGCGGCTGCTCGATTGCAGCACCCTTAAACGGGAGTTCAAGGGGGCAGCACTGGCGCAGATCGCCGCGGCGCTGTGCCAGCCGTACGGCATCCCGGTCAAGCTGGTCGGATGGGACGGCGGCAAGGCGTACACCAAATACACCGTCGATGCCGGGCAGACGGTGGCCCGCGCCATCGAGGACGGCTGCCGCCAGCTCGGCGTGCTGATGTGGACCGACGGTCTGGGCACCCTGCTGCTCGGCCGTCCCGCCGCCGGCGAGCATGTCGGCCGGCTGAAGCTCGGCGTCCACATCCTGGAGGGTGAGGCGAGCGACGGCGTCGCCGAGCGCTACTCCGAGGTGCGCGTCCTCTCCAACAAGACCGGCGAGGAGAGTTGGGAGAGTGCCGGCGACACCCCCCAGGGCCTGGCCCGCGACCCCGACATCGCGCTCTATCGTCCGCTGGTGCTGACCGCCGAGGCCCAGGGCGAGGGGGCGGCGACACCGCAGCAACGCGCCGAGTGGGAGGTGACGGTGCGCCGGGCCCGGGCCCGCACCACCAGCCTGACGGTGTCGGGCTGGGCGGCCCCCAGCGGTGCCCTGTGGCGGCCGGGCCAGCGGGTCGAGATCGAGGACCGACGCCTGGGCCGCAACGAGACGCTGATGGTGGCCGAGGTGGCGCTGTCCAAGTCGCGCGACGGCACCAAGGCGCAGCTGCAACTGCTGCCCGAGGCGGCGTTCACGATCCTGGCCGAGGGCCAGGGCAAGCAAGGCGAGGACGACGAGTGATGGAGTGGCTTCGCCTGATCCGCATCCTCACCCAGCGCCTGCGCTCGATCGCCGGGCGCGGCCATCTTGACGCCTGCGTCCAGGCCGACGTGATGCGCTGCGCGATCACCATGGATGACGGCAGCGCCTCGACCGGCGTGCCCTATCCGCAGCATTACGGCCACGCCGCCTGGCCCCCTGCCGGCTGCAAGCCCTTTACCGTGGCCAACGGTGGCGACAGCGGCGCCGCCGTCATCGTGGCGATGGGCGACGTCGCCTGGTGCATCCCGCTGCTCTCCGGCGAGGTGGCGATCTATGACGATCTCGGCCAGCGGGTGCATCTGACCCGCGCCGGCATCGTCGCCGAGACGCCGCTGGACGCCACGATCACCGCTGTCGGCAATGCCCGGCTGACCGGGCGCACCGTCGAGATCCACGCCGACGATCGCCTCGCGATCGATTGCGGTGGCAACGGCCTGGTCTGGACCCCCTCCACCCGCGACGATTACGTCATCGGATCGACCGGGGCCAGCCATCCCCTGCATCCTCCGCAGGTGCCGTGATGGCCGACATCCGCCTGTCCTGGCTGCAGCCCCGTCACAGCGCCCAGACCTATGGCGACTGGTCGGTCGAAGCCGGCGACCTGGCCCGCGATCCGACGCTGGAGACCGCGGTGTACCTGTCGCTCTACACCGAAGCCGACGCCCCCGACGACGTCGTGGTGCCCGAGGGCGTCTCGCCGCATCGCTGGTGGGGCAACGCCTATTGGCCGCGGGTGTTTGCCGCGCTGGGCGTTGACGGGGCGGGCCTGACGCTGGGGTCGCTGCACTGGACCCTGGTCCGCGCCAAACAGACCGAGGAGACGCGCCTGATCTCGATCGACTTCACCCGCCGCGCTTTGGCCTGGATGACCCGCATCGGGCTGGCCAAGGCCGTGATGGTCGATGCCGCCTGGGACGCTCCCGGCCTGCTGGCCCACGATGTGGCGATCACCCGGCCCGACGCCCTGGTCGAGCGCTATCAGACCTTCTGGAGGCTTCCATGACCTGGTCGCGACCCGCCCTCGACACCCTGGTCGATGACGCCCTGGCCGACATCGACGCCAACGTGACGGACACCGACGCCCGCTTGGCCGTGTCGATCCTCTCCGTGCTGGGCGTGGTGACCAGCGGCCAGACCGACGGCCTGTATGGCTACATCGCCCGCATCGCCAAACAGATCCCCTGGGTCTCCGCCGACGGCGACGCGCTGCACCGCTGGGCCTCGCTCCCCCATATCTATCCGACCCCGGCGCGGGCCGCCACCGGCCTGGCGACGGTGATCGGCACCCGCGCCGGGGCGACCGTGGCGGCCGGTGCCATCCTGACCCGCGGCGACGGGGCCGAGTATGTGGCGCAGGCCGACGCGACGCTGGCCGCCGGCACCGCCAGCCTGTCCATTGCCGCGCTGGACCCCGGAGCCAATGGCAACGCGGCCGCCGGCGTGAAGCTGACCTTGGCCGAGTCGGTCAGCGGCATCACCGCCATCGTGGTCGGCCCCGACGGTCTGGTCGGCGGCGCCGAGGCCGAGGAGGACTCCAGCCTGCTCGACCGATTCCTGTCATATTGGCGTTCGGCCGAAGAGGGGGCTGGCCCCTATGTCAAGCTGGCCCGCGCTGCCGGCGCCACCCGGGCCTGGGAGTACGAGTTCGGGATGGGCCTGGGCACCATCACCGTGCGCTTCGTGCTGGACGGCAAGCCCGACACCATCGTCCCCACCGACGCCGAGGTGGCGATCGTCAACGCCTATATGCAGACCTTCCGGCCGCCCGGCTCCAAGGGCCTGTATGTGGTGGCTCCGGTCGCCGACCCGGTCGACGTCCGGCTTGCCATCATCCCCGACACTGCCGCGACGCGGGCCGCCGCCCTGGCCGAGATCACTGACTTCATGCGGCGCGAGGCCGAGCCCGGCATGCCGACCATCCGCTCGCGCCTGTCCGAGGCGATCAGCGCGGCGGCGGGCGAATACAAGCACCGCCTGGTCGCTCCGGCTGCCGATGTTGATCGCGCGGCGTACAAGATCGGCACGCTCGGCACCGTCACCTGGGAGACCTATTGATGGGTGCTGCTGCAACCACCACCCTGCGCCAGCTGCTGCCCCAGGGCGCCGCCTGGCCGCGCGGCGTCGATGGCCTGGTGCGCGACCAGGTGCTGGCGGCGCTGGGGGCCTCCTTCGATCGGGTCCGCATCCGCGCCGACCAGCTGCTCGACGAGGCCGACCCCCGCACCGCGCTGGAGCTGCTGCCCGAGTGGGAGGCCAATCTGAGCCTGCCCGACACCTGCGACGCCCTGGCCGACACGGTGGCCGAGCGCCGCAAGCGCGCCCATGCCCGGCTGATCGCCGTCGGCGGCTCGACCTTTGATTATTTTAAGGGGGTGGCCCGCGCCCTCGGCTACGAGATCGTCATCGAGGAGCATGTCGCCGCCACCTGCGAGTCGTCCTGCACCGACCCCCTCGACCCCGACGATTTGGTCATCTGGGGCAAGCCGTGGCCCTGGTGCTACG